TTCTTCAACGGCAACTTCAAATTGTTCCATCAAAGATGCTTCGGCTTCAGCAATAACTTCTTCTGCACGAGCAATAACGGCAGCTTCAAAAATTGTAGAAGCTTTAGTTACAAATTCTTCTGAAAGGTTTTCACCAGACAAGAGAGCGTCCAAATCTTCTTTCATTTTTTCTTTTTTGAGCATTTTTTTAATCATTGCCTTATCTTGAGCAGCATCTTCATGACCTTCTTCTTTTTCTTCTTCAACTAAGTCGCCTTCTACTTCAGCTTCTTCGCCATAAGATTGGAATGTAGCACCTGGATTTGCTTGCATTGTTTGTTTTGGTTTTGTACCTGGCTTACGGTCACGAATAGTTTCATAAGAATCTTCACCACCTTGTACATCAGGTTGGTCACCATTCTTGTCGTTCTGTGGTTGTGGTGCCAATTTTTTCATTGGCTCAGAACTTACAGGAGGAGTTGCACCTGGAGGAGTTGCTGATGGTGTACCTTTAGTGTAATCAGGCAATTCATCTTTGGTAGAATTTGGTGAATCACCAATTTTACCAGCATCTTTTGTGCCGTAACCAACAGAAGTGTTTAGTTTGGTATTACCAACGCCACTCTCTTGGCCACCACGCTTAGAGCTGATGTTTGAATCAAACGTTTCTTTTGCGCCTTCAGACAAAATTGCTTTAGCGGCATCGGACAGATTAAATTTTTTCATTTTGAAAAATCTCCTTGATTTATATTGGATATTTATATTTAAAGTTTTTTCATGAAGTTTTCAAAAATGTGCAGACTTACTTCCTCAATCTCACGGCGTGAAGCCTTACGAATCTGTTGAATCGCTTGAGATTGGTCTTGTTCTGTCCATACACCATTGACTAACATCCATTCTTTACCTTCCATAATACCTTGTACAAACGCACCAGGTGCAGAAGGATCTGCTACAATATCTGCCGCTGTGGCTAGATAGAAATCGGGCTGAACAACATTAACACCGTTAACATTTTTCAATGAGCCCATGCCTCTTGACGATACACCTAATTGAGCGCCACCTTCGATAAGACTCTTGGCAATATTACCCATTGGTGTATCTAGAATTTTTGCACGGCCAATCCATTGGTTACCATCTTCTCTTAAAGATGTAATCATATGTGATACACGATCCAAATTGATGGATGGTGTTTCTGGATGACCCAATTCACCAAAAGCACGATGCTTATTGATGTATTCTTCTGTGTAACGGTCTACTTCTTTTCTGAGAGTATTGAACTCATAGAGGCGACCATTACGGTTTTTCTTTTCGGCAACAAGGAATGGACCTTCAATATGAAGTACCTTTTTACCATCAGCATCTTCAGTTAAATAATTAACCGTTTCTGTAATTTCTTTAATGAGTTTCATTTATAATCCCATTGAATTTCTTCTTCGTAAGGACATTTTTCTTTTTCTTAGTGCCTGTCCTAATTTAGCACGTCTTTTAAACTTACTTCTTCTTGCTGCCATTCTTCGGTGTCTACGTTCCGTTGGTGACATTCTAACCATTTGACCGTGACGCAGTGTAAAACCTTTAATGGCAGAAACTCTTTTTCGTCTTTGGACCTTACCCTTACGGATCCTTACACGAACAAGTTTCATTCTACCCATTCTTTGAATGTTGCCTTCTTCAAGGTCAAACATTTCTAAAGCCAACTTAGCTTTTTCTTCAGTTAATTTTTCTTCAATTAACTGGTCTAATCTATCTTCTAAAAGTTCCCTGGCTTCTACCAGATTACCGGCAAGAAGTTTAGAAACAAAATCTTTCATTACGGCTTCAATGCATATGAACCATAATTAAATGCAGCAGGATCATTAAACTGACCACGTTGATAATGAGCATTATCTTTACGGAGTTCCATAATCATTGTGTAAGAATCTCCTGCACCCATATTTCTTGTGATAACACCAATGTTACCATTTGCGCCTGCTGTACCTTGTGCATTGTTTGGAATAGCAACCCAATTGCCTGCACCATCATATTCTCCGTTACCGTTTAACCAGAACATAGGTACGGGTGTTGTTGCAGACCAAACAAGTTCTACGTCACCATTTGAAGAACAATCATACCATAAACGATATAAAGATAGTCCATAATATGGTTTAGCCGTATTACTTGCACTTAATGCTGAATATAAAGGAACATTATTGGCATCCAAAGCACCATAAAGAGTATTAGCAACAATTCTAAAATTATTACTTTCTTGACCAGAACCATCAAATTGACCTGTTAGTTTAATAACAGTATGTTCTGTTGTATCTTTAATTGTCTGTATTGAATATACGTTTGGCATTTTCTAATCCTATTTAAATTCTGGTGGTACTGATGCTGACCACTGCATTGCAGTATACGGTACGGTTACATATTTATCTAATTTTTCCACATAATATAATGCCACTCTTTGGCCATCTGGAAACTGTCTAACCGATTTTCTTTTTAACAACAAAACAGGTGGAGGATCCATTGAAGTGGATTTACCTTTGGCCTCCGACATTAACTGTTTAAGTGTTTTCAACTTCTGCTTCCTGTTGTTCTGGTTGAACTTCTTGTTGTGTTTCCACTTCCACTTCTTGTTGTGGTGAAATTAAATTGTGTGCAATTTCTTGTTTTTTGGCTTCAATATGTGCAGCAACCCTATCGTGAATGTTTGCATATAAAGCATTTCTAAATTCTACGCCATTATCTTCTGCTGCATAATCAATAATTTGTCTTGTATCCATTTTATTCTCCATTCAAAATATTTATAATATTTGTTTAAGTTTCAATAACGTACCGCTTGTTTCTTCTTTTTTCACGCTTTGTTTTGCAGAATCTTGGGCTGCCTGTTTTGCCATATTAAGTTCATGTTCTTGGTCAGCAGGATTTTGTGGTTGTGCCGGTACTTGTGCCATCATTTGTTGTTGTGCTACGTCATTCATAACACCAACTGGTAATCCAAGACCTTCTTCTTTTTCTTCATCAATCTCGGCTTGCATTTGTTTGATTTCATCATCATTCATACGCAATACATTTCTTTGAATCCAAGTTTGTGAAAAATAACGACCTGTATATGGATCAACTGAGCTTAATAATGATAAACGGTTAGTCATTAATTCTGCTTCTTTGAGTTCTGTAAAGTTATTATCTTTAATAAAATCAAAGTGTATATAGTTTTTAAATTCTTCCCACTCAGCATCGGTACAAATACCTTTTAATACACATTGTACACGGAGTGCTTGTTCAAATAAATCTGAAAATTTGTTTCTTAAACGGTCTACAAATTTAGAGAATTTAACTTCGTCACGGGTAATCTCTGTACTTCTACCCAATGAGAAACCAGATGTGTCTGGATTTAAACGAGAAATAGGAACATTTAAAGACTTATATAATTTCTTTTCAAAATACTTAACATCTTCCAATTCACCTAGGTTTTGACCACCAGGTAATGTAGTAATCTCTGTACCTTTTCCACCTTCACGGCGAGGTAACCAGAAATCTTCCATCATGGATAAGAATTTACGGTCATCACGAACCTCACCTGTGTTGGCATCATATACAAGTTTGTTTTTATATTTAACCATGATGTCACGGAGATATTGTTCAGCTTTTAATTTTGGGAGATTACCCACATCAATATAGAAAATACGGCGCTCTGGAGCACGGCTAATACGATAGATAACCGTAGCATCTTCAATCATCCTTAATTGGTTTAATGGTTTGATTGCTTTGTGTAAATAACTAAGTATGACTGCACGGCGTGAATCCATAAGGCCAGAAACAACAGCAAGAATGGAATCTGTTGTGATTCGTACACCAACCGGACCAAAATTGCTAGAAGAACCAGTAGTAACTTTATCATTAAAGAGGTAATATTCATTTACAACCTTCATAACTTCCACACCAGTGCGTTCGTCTTTAGTCTTTTTCATTTCACGAACTTTGCGTAGTTTGCGTGGATCAACATAACGCAATTCTTTAATACCTTCCATAGGTTTAGATTGGTCAATAATTGTATGGTAATACAAACGACCATCTACATAATATCTACGGAAAATATCTTGAGCCATATTTTTGTAGTTGAGTAAACGCAATATTGTGCTAAACTCATCTTTAATGGCTTTTTTAATTTTATCTGGTTGATTTAAATCATCTAAAACGATTTCAATAATTTTACCATCATCATCTTGGCAAATAGCTTCACCAACAATATCATCAATGGCAGATTCAATTTCTGGTTGCATAGCCATTTCACGATAACGTGAGATAAGTTCTACATCATTTTTAGCGGTGCCATCGAGGTCAACGTATGTTCCATAATAAGCGGCAGAGGTAATGGTAAGAGCGCCATCTTCGTTTGCAGGTGGCGTAAATGATTGCTGGACTTCCGCAGATTGTTCCTGCTTGTCCCGAGCAATCGTAAAACCGAAAAGAGAGAATTTATTTGCCATAGTGTGTTATTCCAATTCAAAAAAGCATGATGGAGAGAACCGTAGTTCTCTCCGTATAATTATATAAATTAACTTGTTGTATCTGTTTCCCACCATTGATATGCGAATGTTACGCCATATTCTTCAATAGTGTCATTTGAACCCCAATCTAAATCAATTGGTGCCAAATCAAGTGG